GCGTTTGGCGAACTGTACCGCGTGGGCGGCGAAGCGCCCCCGTGGCAACGAATCCGGGATCTGTGCGGCGAGTACACGAGCGGCGATGTGCCGCCCGGTGTTGAGTCGATCACTGCGTTCATCGACGTACAAAAGGATCGGCTGATCTACGCCATTCGCGGCTGGGGCGCCGGCATGCAGTCCTGGCTAATCGAGGCGGGCGAGCTGTGGGGCGACACCGAGCTCGATGACGTATGGCAGCAGCTCGGAGAGTTTCGGGACCGCAAGTTCGGCGAACGCGAAATTCGGATCAAGCGCATCGGCATCGATTCGGGGTATCGGCCGGGAGACGTGAAGCGCACGCCGGACAACCGGATCTACGAGTTCTGCCGCCGATACAAGGGCTGGGCGCTGCCGACGAAAGGCCGCGATCGGATGGCGAAGCCGCTCAGCCCGTCGCTGATCGACGTGACGGTGCGCGGCAAGGTCGTGAAGAACGGCCTGCAGCTCTGGCACATGGACACCGACTTCTTCAAGTCGTGGGTCTACGCGAGATTCGAGTGGCCGAAAGATCAGCCTGGGGGCTGGTCCGTGCCGCAGGACGTGACCGACGACTACTGCCAGCAAGTCACGGCTGAAGCGCGCGTGCTGAAGCCCTCCGGCCATGCCGTGTGGCTGAAGGTCCGCAAGGACAACCACTACCTCGACTGCGAAGCCGGGGCGGTGGCGATGGCGTACTCGCTCGGATTGCATACGCGAGTAAAGCCGAGACGGGAAGCCGCTTCGCAGGCAGCGGCGGCACAAGTGATTCACGCTGCGCCACCACCAGCGCAAGCCGTGCAACGGTCAACGGGTCGCTTTGTTCGCAGAGGGAATTTCCGCCGATGAGTGGCATCACGCTCGCACAAGCTCAGCAGATTCTAGACTGGCTCATCGAGCAGAAGATCTGCGATCCAGCGGGGAATATCGGGTCCGTCAGTATTGCTGGCCGGTCTGTTAGTTACAGGAGCGCCGCCGATCTCGATGAAGAAATATTCCGGTGGCAGGAAATCGTGACCGAGTTGCAGCGTCGAGCCGCCGGCATGTCCCGCATCGGGATGAAGCTGGCCAAGTTCTCATGAGCTGGTTCAATCGATACATCGTCGGCGCCTTCTCGCCGCGTCGCGCACTGATGCGTGAGCGCTACGCGAAGGGGCTCAGGGCGTACTACGAGGCCGCTGAGCCCTCGCGGATGCGCAAGACGCGCACCGACCGACGTAGTGCCAACGCGCTTAACGAACGGGCCATCGTGCCGATCCGTACGACAGCGAGGCACCTAGACGAGAACTACGATATCGCCTCTGGCATCCTCGACGTTCTGGTCGCGAATGTCGTGGGCACCGGCATTCAGCCGGAGCCGCAAGTGATGATGGCCGATGGCACGCCGGCCGAGGTCGTCAATCGCCGGCTGCTACAGATCTTCGAGGACTGGCGATTCTTCCCGGAAGTCACGGGACAGCACGACTATTACGGTCAGCAAAGCGTGACCGCGCGGTCATGGCTGAGGGACGGTGAGTGCTTCACGCAGCGCATTATCGGCACGGTCCCGGGCCTCGATCACGGGACGATCGTGCCGTACTCGCTCGAGGCGCTAGAGGCGGACTTCGTGCCGGTCGACTACAGCGACTCGGCACTCGGCATCACCCAGGGTGTTGAGCTCTCGGCATGGGGGCGGCCGCGTGCGTATCACGTATTCAAGCATCACCCGGGCGACGGCATCATGGTCACGGCCGAGCGCAAGCGCGTGCCGAGCGATCGCATGATGCACCTGGCCTTTCGAAAGCGCCTGCACCAGGTGCGCGGCATGTCGGTGTTCGCCACGATCATCAATCGCCTCGAGGACATCAAAGGAGTCGACGAGGACGAGCGACTGGCGGCGCGCGTGGCAGCCGCGATGGCGGCGGTCATCAAGAAGGGCTCGCCGGATGGATATGAAGCGCCGGACGAGATCGGCGCCGATGGATTGCCGGTGGCACGTCAGATGCAGTTCGAGGGCGGCATCATCTTCGACGACCTGCGTCCCGGAGAATCCGTCGAGACGATCGACACGAAGCGGCCGAACAATGCGCTGATTCCGTTTCGCGACGCTCAGCTCAAGGCAATCGCTGCTGGCGCCGGCTCGTCGTATTCGTCGATCTCGAAGAACTACGACGGGACCTACTCGGCGCAGCGCCAGGAGCTGGTCGAGCACTACATGCTCTACCAGATGCTGGCGTCGCCGTTCGTCTATCGGTACTGCCAGCCGGTTTGGGACGGGCTTGTCGACGCTTCGCTTGCGAGTGGCGCACTGATCCTGCCGGCCGGCGTGAACCGGGAAACCCTGTACGACTGCACGCACACCGGGCCGGCCATGCCGTGGGTGGATCCGGAGAAGGAAGTCAACGCGCAGATCCTCGCGATGCAGTGGCGGCTTACCTCGCGCTCGAGCGTTATCCGTGCGCGCGGCGACAACCCGGACCAGGTCAACCGCGAGATCGTGCGAGACGCGGCCGAAATGGAGCGTCTCGGCATCCAGTTCATGGACGGCGCCGCGGCGCTCGAGCGTGGTGCCGACGAGGGTGCACGGCGGCGCAAGGCCGCCGATGCATTGACGCGCGGCCCCCATCTGCTCAACACCGTCCGCCCCTCACTGCGGGCATAAGGAGTCACAGTGCCAATTCAAGTACTTGCCCGCGCGGGCGGCCGCGCGGAGATTCTGATCCATGAGCCGATCGGGGAGAACTGGTACGGCGACGGTTTCACGTCGAAGCGCTTCGACGCCGATCTCAATGCGCTGGGTGACGTGGCCGAAATTCTCGTTCGCATCAACTCGCCGGGCGGCGCCGTGTGGGATGGGTTGGCGATCTTCAATGCGCTGAAAGATCACCCGGCGCGCGTCGAGGTCGTCGTGGAAGGCGTTGCCGCTTCCATCGCCTCCGTGATCGCGATGTCCGGCGACACGATTCGCATGGGCGAAGGCGCCATGATGATGATTCACAACCCGTGGACCGTCGCGATTGGCGATGCCGATGACATGCGCGGCGTCGCGGAAATGCTCGACAAGGTCGGCGAGTCACTGCTCGACGTATATGAGAAGCGCACAGGCCTCGCGCGCGCCGAGATTCGCACCATGCTCGATGCCGAGACCTGGCTGACCGCCACCGAGGCGGTCGAGAAGGGTTTTGCGGACGAGGCTGCGGCCGCGGAGACCGAGCAGGACGAAGCAGCGGCCGCGCTGCATACCGAGCATCGCGAGCGCTTTGCGCGCCTCGCCTCTGATTTCCGTCGCAAGACGGATTCAACTCCGCTGCGGATCGCCGCGGCGGCCTTCCAGTCGGTGAAAGCCGACGCAACTCCCCGTAAGGAGACGACGATGCCTGACAAGGCAACTGCGTCGGTGGAAAACGCCGACCTCGAGAACGCTCGCCGCGAAGGTGAGCAGACCGCCATCAAGGCGGAAACGGAACGCCGCCGGCAGATTCGTGATGCATTCGGAGTGTTCTCCGACGCGCACCGCGAGCTGCTCGACGAGTGCATCGATGATCCGAAGATCTCGGCCGATGCTGCACGAGCCCGCCTTCTGGCGAAGCTCGGGGACGGTGTGGAGCCGCTGGCCTCGGTATCGCCGGGCCGCGATGCCTCGGAGGGCTTCATGGAGGGCGCCGGTAAGGCGCTGGCCATCCGCGCTGGCCTCGAAGCGCGGCCCGATCGCGGCAACGAGTACAGCGGCATGACGCTGTCCGATCTGGCCGCCAAGGCGCTGAGCATTCGCGGCATCAGCGTCAAGGGGCTCACGCGCGATGGCATTGCGCGACGAGTGCTTGCCTCGCAGACGACGAGCGACTTCCCGTCGCTGCTCGCGAACACGGCCGGCAAGGTGCTGCGCAATGCGTACAGCAACTATCCGAACACGTGGCAGCAGTGGGCGGCTGCTGGCCAGGTCTCGGACTTCAAGGTCCACTCGCGCATCCAGCTCGGCTCGTTCAACAACCTCGACACCATTGTCGAGGGCGGCGAGTACACCTACGGCGGCCTGAAGGAAGAGGCCGAGAGCGCGCAGGCGGTGACGAAGGGCAAGGCGCTGTTGCTCACTCGTCAGATGGTCGTGAATGACGACCTGGGTGGCTTCACGCGTCGCGCGTTCCTCATGGGCCGCGCGGCGGCGCGCAGCGTCAACACAGACGCTTATGCGTTCCTGACGGGCGGCACGAGCAATCACGGCCCGACGAGCGGCGATGGCGGCCAGTACTTCAACGCCAACGCACCCTCGGCCTCTGGCAGTGGCCACGGGAACCTGACGGACAGCGGGACGGCGATCACGACCGCGTCGATCGCGCTCGGTCGCAAGACCATGCGCGTGCAGAAGGACAAGAGCGTGCGCGAGACGCTCAACATCCTGCCGAAGGTGCTGCTGTGCTCGGCGACGAAGGAGGACATCGCCTGGGCGGTGCTGAACTCGACGTCGGACTTCGGCAGCTCGCAGGCGAATCCGGGCAAAAAGAACTACGCGGCGGATGTCGCGAAGCTCACGCTGGTCACGGATCCGTACCTCGACGGCATCAACTCGGCGCTGCCCTGGTACCTCTTCGCCGATCCGAACGACATCGCGGCCTTCGAGGTCGTGTTCCTGGACGGCGTGCAGACGCCGTTCCTCGACGAGATGGTGGACTTCGACACCGACTCGATGAAGTTCAAGGTGCGCCTCGACTACGGCATCGCCTGCGGCGACTGGCGTGCGGGGTATCTGAACGACGGCGCCTGATAGGCCGTCGATCGAGCGATCTGATGATTCTTGGGGCCGCATTCGCGGCCCCCTTTCTTTCCATCTCCCTGAAGGAGAACTTCGATGACTGACAAGTTCGTCGCCCGTGGCGACGTGATGAACTACGTGGCTGGCGGGACGATTACCTCCGGCCAGGTCGTGGTAACCGGCCACACGCTGGGCGTGGCGCTGAAGGGCGGCGGCTCTGGCGATACGATCCCGGTGGCGATCGAGGGCGTGTTCGAACTGCCCAAGGTCTCGGCGGCCGTGTTTGCGATCGGCGAGAAGCTGGTCTTCGACGTCTCGGCCGCTGCCGGCGCTGGCGAGTTCGATGACTCGGCGGCCTCCCCGGCGACTGGCGACATCACCGGCGGTGCTATCGCGATGCGTGCGGGTCTCAACACCGAGACCACGTGCCTCGTGAAGCTCACGCCGGGCAACGCGACCAAGACCTGATGACAGCGGGGCCGGGGAAACCCGGCCCTTTCTCCCGTGCTCATCTCCGACGCGACCAATCTTCGCATGCTCAAGTCGTGCGGAGCCGTGCCAGTGCGCCACGACGCCGGCGAGTTCTGGGCGATCTTTGACAACGGCTACCTCGGCATCGCTGCTGCGGATATCGATGTCGAAGAACGAGGCCCGCGCCTGACGTGCCGGACCAGCGACGTTCAGTCGCTTCGCAAAGACGCCGCGCTCGACGTGTGCAACGCGACTTATCGCCTGCTGCGCCACGAGCCGGACGGCACGGGAATGTCGACCCTCATCCTGAAGGAATGACATGCACCGCGCCTTGCAGGTCGTCAATGCCGCCAGGAATTTGATTGCGGCCGAGGCCACAACGGCCAGTGTTTACCGACATCGCGTCCTTTCGCTGAACGATGACGAGCAGGAACTGCCGGCGATCTCGGTGCGTGTCGGCACGGACACGCCCGTCGCAGACGGTGGGCAGGGTTCGATGCAGTTCATCGATTCGCTGCAAGAGATGCTCGTCGACGCCATCGCCAAAGGCGACAGCGAAGACGACGTGCTCGAATCGCTGCTTTTGCTACGTGCGCAGATTCATCAGGCACTACAGGCCGACGTGACACTCGGTCTTGCCTTCGTCACGGACACTGCATACGGCGGCGCCAGCGCGCCGGACCTTGCCGCGGGTGGCGCCCGTCTCGTCGGCAGCCTCTCTACGCGGTGGGTCGTGCGCTACCGCATGAACTTCACCGATCCCAATTAGGAAAGATTTAGATGACTTATCTGGATTCCGTGGATCTAGAGAAGCGGCGCGAACGTAAGCGAGAAAGTACTCGCAAATGGCGCATGTTGAATCCAGAGAAATCGCGCGAAAGTGAGATCAGATATCGAGAGGCCAATCGCGAAAAGATACGCGAAAGGAGTCGCGCGTGGCACGCGGCCAACGGTGCAGCATGGCGTGCGGCAAATATAGAAAAACTCCGCGAGAGCGCACGCAATTGGTATGCCGCCAACGCAGAGAAGGCCCGTTGGCAAGCTAGAGCGCACAAGCGAAAGCGCGCCGGCCTACCTGAACCTACGCGTCCGCAGCCGGCTTCTTGCGAGTGCTGCGGCGGTCCGCCACAGGGCATCGGCAAGCAGCACGGCACTCTGCATCTGGATCACGATCATAAGACCGGCGCATTCCGCGGGTGGCTCTGCAGTAAATGCAATCACGCTCTCGGCTTGTTGGGAGATGATATTGCCGGAGTAGACCGCGCGCGTTCATATCTGCTTAAACACGCAGCATGCAACGTGCAGAATGCTTTTGCAGGTTTCCTGCTGGATCAAAATGTAAACTGAGGAAACTGACATGGCTCATGGATTAATCAAGAGGGAGCTGATTCAGGCAAGAATTGAATCGACCTACGGCACCGATCCTGGCGCGTTCGCAGGCACCGACACGGTGCTCGTGCGCAACATCACGCATCAGCCGGATCGGCTGCGCATGGTGCAGCGTGGTGCGATTCGCACAAGCCTCGGGGAATTGCAGCATATCTACGGCGGAATGCTGCAGGCGATTAGCTTCGAGTGCGAGGTGAAAGGCTCAGGCACGGCCGGAACAGCGCCGGAGATCGACGTGTTCCTTCGCGCCTGCGGGCTGCAGGTGACGAATGTCCCTGCCACATCCGACACGTATGCGCCGCGATCGTCAGGGCTGGAAAGCTGCACGATCTACTACCATGAAGCGGCAGCCGGTGCGAATACGCAAGTACGCCACATCCTGCTCGGTTGTCGCGGCAACGTGGAATTCGTGTGGACGACCGGCGACATTCTGCTCGCGCGGTTCACCATGCTCGGTAAGCGATCGGGCGCACCGACCGATCAGACGCTGCCGACACCGACGTATGACGCGACCGTGCCGCAAGCGGTGAAGGGGCTCGCCACGACCATTGGTGGGGTGAGCGGACTCGTCGTGCAGAACTACACGCTGAATCTCAACAACGAGATCATCGTGCCGGACAACCTGAACGACAGCGAGGGCTACGGGCAGGTGATGATTGCCGGTCGCGATCCGACGCTGGAAGTGAACCGTCACACCGAGCTCGTGGCGACGCTCGCGCCGTGGGCCGATCTGGCAGCCGGGACGGCTCGTGCCTTTGCGTCTGGGACGCTCGGCGGGACAGCTGGCAATCGCATCGCCTTGACAGCCGGGCAGATGCACTATCGCGGTATCACGCAGGCCGATGATTCCGGTGTGCGTACCAATGCCTTTTCGTTCGGTCTGCACGAGACCAGCACGATCGATACCGAATTCACGCTGGCGTTCACCTGATGGAACTCGCGAAAAAACTCGAACCGGCGTGGTTCGATTACGAGGATGCAGGTTTTCTGTGCAAGCCTCTCACGGCCGCGCAGAAACTCAGCGCGTATTCGGCCATCGAGTCCGAGGACTACGGCGATGCTTATGCACGCATGGTGCGATCGGCCGTCACTGACTGGCGCGGCATCACGGTTGACGGTGCGTCGGTAGCGTTCAGTCTCGCGGCGCTCGACGACCTGTTCAGTGACGAGCGCAACGCTACGCTGCTGATGCACCTCGGCACCTTCATCGCCAATCGCGCGCGGGTCAGCGACCCAAAAAAATCATAGGGGCGATCGCAGTCGCCCTGATCCCAGACTGGGCACCGTGCGGAAACTGCGACTGTCGCGATGGGGTGAACCCCATTCCCAACAAGTGGGAAGTGAAGGACGTGTTCAGCACCAATCGTTGCCCGCGTCGCGATCAACCCGATGACTGGCCGCTCATGCTGGATCTGCTGCATCACTACCGCAGCGGTCACTTGTGGGTGTCTGGCGGGCTATCCGATCAGCCGGCGGCCTATATCGAAACCATGTCTCTCATCGAAACCTGGGTGAACAAGCTCCGTGCCTAACGCCACCGCCCGCTATGTCATCACCGCCGACGACAAGACGAAGGGCGCTATTGCGTCGGTCAAGCGCGGTTTCGATGACATCGACAAGGGTGCGCGCAAGCTCTCGAAAGGCTTGAAAGCGATTGGCGTCGGCGCGCTCGCGCTGAAGGCTTGGGGCATCGCGGCCCGCTTCGCCGACGCGTCGATCCAGAATCTGGCGAAAAGCAACGCGGACTTCGCGAAAACACTCGCCGAAACGAACGCTGCATTCGCGGACATGAAGCGCGCGGGACCGTTGACGGTTGAGGCATTTGAAGCGCTGAACAAAGCTGCGAAGGACCCAGCGCTGCGCGACTCGATGCGCCAAGGCGCCGATCTCACGTCTCGTATGGTGACGGAAGTACGCGCGCTCGGGATCGCGTGGGGCATCGTCGCGGCTCGCGCGCTCACGGCTCTGGGCATCATCGACAAAGCGCCGCAGCTCGACAGTCGCGGGCCGCAAGGGCGCGGGTTCCCAGATTATCGCGACCTCGGCGACGTGGATGCGGCCCGAAAACTCGGCACGTCGCAGAACAAAGCCTTCGACGATCTCGCGAAAGCGACTGCTTCGGGCGCTGCCGAGGCCCTGAAACGGGACGTGCAAGCCGCCAAAGACGCCGCCGCGGCGCTGGACGAATACGCCAAGGGCCTTGTACGCGCGCATGAAATCGGTCGCGAGTTGTCCAAGACCGGCCTGCTCAGCATCGACCCGCAGCAGTTCGAGGACACGCGCTTCGACCAGTTCGGCGACTCGATTCTGGAGTCCACCGAAGGCATTGCCGATCGGATGAGCGAGGCGCTGAAAGAGCCGTTCACGGAACTGACGCCGTATGCCGAACAGGCTGCCCGCAACATGCAAGACGCTTTCGCGGACTTCTTGTTCGATCCGTTCGATGATGGCGTCAAGGGTATGGCGAAGTCGTTCCTCGACACGATCCGCCGTGTGCAAGCGGATAAGTGGTCCGCCAAGCTGTTCGACTGGATCGGTACGAAAAAGGGCACGGGCGGCATCCTGGGCGGCCTGAGTAGTCTGCTCGGCTTCGCGCAAGGCGGCGATTTCAAGGTCGGGGGCAATGGCGGCACCGACTCGCAGCTCGTCGCGTTCAAAGCGACGCCGGGTGAGCGGGTGATCGTGCAGACGCCGGCGCAGCAGGGACGCGGTGGCGGCATCACGATCAATCAGAACGTAGACGCTCGCGGGGCAAGTGTAGAGCTAACGAAGGCTCTGCCCGGCCTGCTACAGAAAGCATCTGATGATGCCGTATCTCGTATCCAAGATATGGTTTCGAGAGGCCGTTTGTAAAATGAAAGCAAGAAACATTACGGGCCAAGTATTCGGCCGGCTTACTGCGATTGAAAGCATTAGAAGCCACGGTAAGCGCACCGCATGGCGCTGTGAATGCGCATGCGGCAATTCGGCTGTCGTGTCAACGTGCAATCTAATGTCCGGCCATACTAGGTCGTGCGGCTGTTTGAATATCGAGTCTCTCGTAAGCCGCAGCGTTACGCACGGCCAGACGGTCGGCGGGTATACGCCGGAATATCGGGCGTGGTTGAAGATGCGAGAGCGGTGCCTTAACCCGAACACTGAAATGTTCCCCGCCTACGGCGGACGCGGAATCAAAATCTGTGAGCGGTGGAAATCGTTCGAGAACTTCTATCTCGACATGGGTCGCAAGCCCAGCCGTAACTATTCGCTAGATCGTGTTGACGTTGATGGCGATTACGAGCCGGGAAATTGCAGGTGGGCGACCGCAAACGATCAGGCAAGGAATAAGCGTAATAACACTCTTACGACGGAGAAGGCGGACGCGATCCGCAATCTCTATTCCAGCGGCCGTAAAGTGCGGGACATCGCGCGGGAGGTTGGGTGCGGTTATCACAGCGCATGGAAGGTCGCTCATAACATCCAGTGGACGAGGCTCTGATGGCGCGCGAGCTGATATGGCCGCCGGCCTTGCGGATCACGAACATTGAGCGGCGCTTGATCGGCAATGCTGGAGTGTCGCGCTCGCCGCTGTCGGGGGCCACAACGACGGTAGACCGGTCGGGGGACCGGTGGGCGATCTCGGTCACGGTGGAGAATATGTCGGACCGTGCGAGCTACGCCGAGCGGGCGAGCGCCGAAGCGTTCATCGCGGCGATCCGCAACAGGAATGCGCGCGTGTGGATTCACGACCCCAGCTACGCGCAGCGCGGGTCCTTCTCTGCGCCGGAACTATTCGCCAACGCCGATTTCGCGAACGGTACGACGGGGTGGACGGCGCAACAGAGCGTGCTGTCGGCCAGTGATCGAGTGATGCGCGTGACTGCGGCGCGATCGTCGACTGCCGCGCCGGGGTTCACGCAAAACCCGACCGTGACGGCATTTCGCCCGTTAGTCGTGCGCTCGTTTATGGGAGCGCGCAGCCGTCCGGGCGCGACGATCGGCATATTCAACGCGCTGGCCGGCGGTGCGAGCAACTACTTGCTCAATCGGTACGGACTGCAGTCCGTGTCGCTGGTGCCGATTACCACGGCGGCAGGGGCGACTTATCCTGTCGTGTACGACGGCGCAGGCGGCGTTGTGATGACGGGCGATTGGATCGAATGTCCGTTTACGTCGATGTCTTACTGCGCGCTCGTGGACAACGGGCCGAACGCGCTGACCTATTCAGATCAAATCGACAATGCTGCGTGGTCCAAGACCAACACGACGGTTACTGCCGACTTCTTCAGCTCGCCTGCACTTGCCGCAACGGCTGATCGGCTGGTAGAGACGACTGCAAACAGCACGCATATCGTCCAGCAACTCACGACCAAAGCGGCGAGCGCACAGGATTGGTGTTGCTTCGGACGGTTCCGGGCCGGTACTAATACTGATGCGCGCAGTCGCATTCTGCTGCGCGTCGGGGATGTCAACGGCACTGACTACGCCCAAGGTTATTTTGATTTAAGCACGGGAGTTGCCGACACGCCATCCGCAGGCGGGACTGCGGCGAGTCCGCGCTCGTTCATTTCCCCGGCAGGTAACGACTGGTACTACTGCGCGATTCTTTGCACGACCAGCACGGGAACAACGGTTGGCGGGCGCGTCTACATGGTTCAGTCCGGCACGACGACAAGTTACGCGGGCCTCACGACGGCCGATATTGGCATTTCGGGGTTCGGTATTGCGCGCTCATCCGTTCCGACTCGCGGTGCACTGACAACTGCAACAGCACTTGAGACCGGCACAGTGCAGACCGGCTCCGGCCTGTACCTCAAGGGCCTACCCGCGAGCACAAGCGGCCTGCTACTCGCGGGCGATGCGGTGCAGATCGGCAAGCAGCTGTTCGTCATAACTTCGCGGCTCGACAGCGACGCAGCGGGACTCGGCTACCTCGAAGTGTCGCCCAACATCCGCACGCCATTCGCTGACAACGATCCGGTCATCATCAATCAGCCGATGGGGCGTTACATGCTGGCGTCCGATGACGCCGGCTACTCGACGCGCGCCGGGCGCATCTCAACGATGACGCTGGATTTCGAGGAGGCGCTGGATTGAGCCTCGACAGTTCCATCAATGC